ATGGCAAATTATAGAAAGTCTTTTAATTTTCGTAATGGCGTTCAGGTTGATAATGACAACTTTATTGTAAATGCAAATGGACTGGTCGGAATTGGCACCTCCATTCCGACCGAGTTTCTTGATGTAAGAGGAACTGCGAAAGTTAGTGGTATTGTATCAACTACGGACTTATTTGTCACTGAGGACGTATTCGTATCAGGTGCATCAACAGTAACAATATTAGATGCAACTAGTCTTAATGCAACTGGTGTTGTAACAGCACAACAATTTATTGGTGATGGTAGTTTATTATCTGGTGTTGTTGCGATTGCGGTGACTGGATGGACTATCACTACCGCAGGTATTTCTACATTAATAAATGTTGGATTGGGCACAACTAATCCCGCAACTTTATTGCAAGTCGGTGATGATCCAACATCGGCAACTTATGGTGTTGGTATTGATTCAACCGGACAAGGAAACTTTACAGGTATTGTAACTGCCAGTTCATTCCAATCTACTGGTATCATAACTGGTTCAAGCATACTTGCATCTGGACTCTCCACATTCTTCTCCAGTGTTCAAATAACAAATGATTTAAATGTTGGTGGTGCTACAACATTGGGTGGCAATACTGCCATCACCGGAACATTAAATGTTGGTGGTGCTATAACTGCAACCACCTTCATTGGGGATTTAACCGGAGAAGTTAATGCCGCAAAGTTTGATACAAACTCTACAGGTATTGTTGTATCCGGCATCGCAACTTTCACTGATGATGCACAAATTACTGCTGGTGGATTAACTGTCACTGGTGTTACTACTTCAACAAGTTTTGACGGCAATATCACCGGTAATGTAACAGGAAATGTTGCAGGTGATATAACTGGAGATGTAATCGGTGACGTAACCGGAGATNTAACCGGAGAAGTTAATGCCGCAAAGTTTGACACAAACTCTACTGGTATTGTTGTATCTGGTATTGCAACTTTTACCGACGATGCACAAATCACTGCCGGTGGATTAACTGTTACTGGTGTCACTACTTCAACAAGTTTTGTTGGTAATATAACTGGTAATGTAACCGGAAATGTTGCAGGTGATGTAACTGGTAATGTCACAGGATATTTGAGTGGTGTTGCACAGACAGCAGGATTTGCCGGAACTTCTTTTGCACTTGCAGGAATACCCGAGATTACAGTAGCAAACATTGTTGGTTCTTCTGCAACTGTAACAGCACTGGTTATTGATAATAAACTTGGCATTGGTTCTGATACTCCTGCCTCTGATATTGAAATTAGAAAGACGACAAATGCAGCAATAGATGTTATTACATCCCGCAATACTTCTAGAATTAGTGTCGGACAATCTGTCGGAACAGGTAATAGCAGTGGTGTTCTAAGTTTCAACTCCGGAACACTGAGTCTCTCCAACTATGATTTTGGTGGAGTTAATATCAATCTCCATTCTGGATCTGGTGCCGGAGCAACAGAAAGTTTCAGGGTTAGATACGACGATAATACTAAATTTGAGACCACATATGATGGCAAGGTAGGTGTTAATCGTCATGGTATTACATTAACACGAGAACTGGAAGTCGGTGGAAATACATTCATAAGTGGTTATGGACAGGTTGCAGGTATTCTTACCGTAGGACAAGGTGCTAATCAACTCACTCTGGGTGATGGTAGTGCTCTACCAATTTCTAGTAGTGCAATTATTAATGTAACCAGTGGCATTTCAACATTCAATGATCTTCTTGTTAGTCGCAATTTCCAAGTTGGAAGTGGCATCGGAACATTCTTAGGAGAGACTTTTGTTGGTGGAAAGTTAGGGATTGGCACAGTATCTGAAACTGGATTCCCATCTGGAGGTGGTTTTGAGGCTGCAATTTTTGGTGATATGTATGCCACTGAAGGATTCATTGCTAAAACTAGACTTGGTGTTAGTACAGCTGCTGATGGAGGATTGCAAGAAGATCCGAGGTCAGTTCCATCTGCATTAGGACAAATTGTTCCTCAAATTGCATATGGTGATTTCCAGGCAGACTCAAATGGTTTCACCATGTTTGGTGGAGTTGGATTATTTGTTCCATCAGTTGGTGTTCAAACAACAGGATATGGAACAACTAACTTAGGAATGGTTCCTAATGATGCTGATAGTAAAAAATATTTGATGCGAGTTGGTTTCAATACTTACTTTGCAAGATCTATTCTTGATGTTGGTACGGCAAGTACCACAATGAATAGTTACATTATTACTCCTTCAGTCAATAATGAAGAACTTGACATCATTGCTAATCTCTGGTCCTCAAATGCTGGTGGTAATCAGAATGTAAATCCAGTTCAATCTGGATTTGGAACAGCAACTGCCAAGAAACTTCTTGCACCTAATGGTGTTCCTGGTGGTTCAATCGTTTATAACAATGAATCCAGAAGACTTAATGTTAGCACAGGTGGCACAGTATTCTGTGGTGTTGCAACATTAACACAAAACCAATCTGGATATGATTCACTTGCAATTCCCACATTAAATAGCACCAAGAGAAACTTAATGAGTGGTTATGGTAACCTTCCCAAAGGTGCAATCATGTATAACACAACCACAAACAAACTTAACTTCTGGAATGGTTCTGCATGGGAGGCAGTAACAAGTTCAACATAATAGCTTGACAGAATCATGAAAACCTTATAGACTACCTTTGTCCGGGTTGAAGAGGAAGCTTTAAGACACTATAGAAACCGGTTGCAAAACTGTCACACCACCTCCTAATCGGGGTGGTTTTCTGCTATAATATATTCATACCAAACAGGACAGCACTTGGTCACCCTTCGCCCACACCAGAAGAAAGCACTGAATGAGATGCTGGCATATGACAAGGGTCAGGTCATCATCCCTACTGGTGGTGGCAAGACCATGTGTATGATACATGATATTATTGAGAATCAAAAGTATATTGATAATGGTTCTACAATTGTTGTTGTAGCACCTCGCATTCTTTTGGCAGAACAACTCTGCAAAGAGTTTCTTGAGGTAATTGATACTACTCACACTCATGTGATGCAGGTTCATAGTGGTGATGTTGAGTTCTTCAGTAGCACCAAACCAGAGCAGATTCACTTGTTTGCTAATACTGCACGGACTGCTGGTGAGAATGTCATCATCTTCACCACATATCACTCACTACATCGTCTTGTAGAGGCAGACATTGAAGTGAATACAATTTACTTTGATGAAGCACATAACTCTGTTCAACGTAATTTCTTTCCTGCAACTGAGTTCTTCAGTAATGATTCTGATCGTTGCTATTTCTTCACTGCGACTCCTAAGCATTCGTTGTCTATATTCAAACCAGGAATGAATGATCCTGAGGTTTATGGTCAGGTCATCTGTAACATTCCTGCACCTCAACTTGTCAAAGAAGGTTATATCCTTCCTCCTAAGGTTGTGATTCAACAATTGCCTCAGGGTGATTTCAAGCAATCTGATGAGAAGAATCTGCTTGATACTATTGATGCAAATTCACTCAATAAGATTCTGATTGCCGCACGTTCTACCAAGCAGATTCTGCGTATGGTAACTCAATCTGATTTCTGTCAGCAATTATATGAACGTGGATACAACTGGATGTATATTACATCTAAGACCGGTGCAATCATCAATGGTAAGAAGGTTTCCCGTGAGGAATTCTTCAAGACCCTTAATCAGTGGGGTGCAGGATAGTACTCGTTTTGTTGTCATGCACCACTCTATCCTGTCTGAAGGCATCAATGTCAAGGGACTGGAGGCAGTTCTATTCATGCGGAACATGAACTACATCGGAATCAGTCAGTCTATCGGTCGTGTGATCCGTCTGGGTGGTGCCGAGAAGACCTTTGGACTGGTCTGTGTGCCAGTCTTTGATAAGGTGGGAATCAGCACTGCCAAGAGCGTCCAGGCAGTTGTGGATGTGGTGTTTGAGCAGGGCGAACCTGCCATCTCGGTGGTCCGGAGTTAGAACTGTCACACTAGGAGTAGAACGCTGCTCCACTCTGCTATAATACAAAGGTAATCAGGGGAACCTCCCATGAAGTGCAAAGTTCAACTCTATGTGTCTGGCACCGTCTTTGATGAGATTGTCATCGCACGGAACTATGAAGAAGCAAGAAGAACTGCACTTGCACGTAATCCCACAGCAACAGTTGTAAGTGTCACTGCCGTCTTCTAATGAGTGAATCAAAAGATTACCAAAAGTTCTACAATTGTCCCAATAAAGACATTTTAGAAAACAAACCTGGATATCCGAATGGTTATGTAACCAAGGATGGTATGTGGGCAGCTGTGCCACTTGCAAAATCAAAGAAGTTTGTGATTATCAACAACGGATCAATCGTTCACACTTCAAAAAATTATCCATCTGCTGTTTCATACATAGAAAAAAATCTGAAGAAAAAACGATGAAGGATCAAAACAGCATTGAAGATTGCGAAAGCAAACAGGAAAAATGGAATCGCGGACTTGATATCTTTATTGAATCCGTAATTAAACCTGATGCATCTCTCCGTGATTGTGCTCGCAATCAAAAATGTTATCATGAACTGATGGATGTTCGCAATGATGTTTTAGATTATCTTAAAACAAAGAGATGGCAATAATATAACTAATAAAGAACTATAGTTAAAGTCATGGATCCGGAAGAAATTACTTTAAAAACTACAAGTAGGCAATTTACCTATGAAAAGATGTCTCGCAATCTTGATGATTTAACTCCTGATGAACTAAGAGATATGTGTAAATGTTATATGAAACTTTACCTCAAACAACAAGAAGTTCTCGCGACTATATGACAGTAAGCACATCATCCTAGGCATAAATTTTTATTTCAAAAACTTGCAAATGTCAGCAATTCGTGATAAATATTAGGGAGAACACAGGAGGAACGATGACCTGAAAATCTTACATTATGTCTTTTGTTTATCTAATACATGGAGGTTCATCATGCACAATCTAATATCGTTTAATCAATTAGCAGGTTTTAAACTGGAGGAAAAGAACTCAGAAATTTCTGATAATTTAATCAACGAGTATTACGAATGTCTGGTAGAATGTGACAATAATCAGTCAATCTGTAAAAGAATCTGTCGGGAGGTTCTAGTTTAAGTTTGCATACAGTCAGTTGGAGGTAAAAAATGTTAGTTTATCTGCATCCGCCTTGATTATTCAGAGAATTTAATCCAATTAACCCTCGCAAGAGGGTTTTTTGATGCAACGTTGTTAAATACTTAAAACATCCAAATAAAACTTAAAGTGGATTTATCCGACAAAAAAGCAACCAAAAAAATTATCAAAAGATCTAAAAAACATCCTGACTGGTATTCCCAAGAAGAGGTTACGTATGCTAAAATGATTAGAAAGCAATTGAAGAAAAATGGAAGACAGTCTGAAAGTAAACTTGAATGAAGATGGTACATTCACTATAGAATGGGATAAGGATGACCCCAAATGGAATTTTTTGAATGACTTGACAAGTAACGAAATTAGCACTATGATAGAGACACTAGTCAAAGAGAATCTAGATGAAACCATTTGATGAGCACGAAGATTACTCGCTGAATATGCTATCCGATTGGGTGAAGGAATCATTAGAGTCTCCACATACTCCACAACAAGTGTATGAAACAATTGTAAGAACTGTGAGAGAAAAAAGAGACTATCACGAAACATGCTATAACCATAGCAAGAAACTTTTAGAACTCTTGAAAGGTGAATCAACACCCGTATTAAAGCAAGAAACCATTGCCTTTTCAGGACAAGATGGATCTTCAGAATCTGTAAAACAATGGGAAAATTTTTGGGAAGAATTGTATGAGGAAAACCATTCAACATCCAATTCTTCTTTGGAACGAGAGGTGGATAAAATTAGTGAAGAGGGTGGATACGAATGGACACCAGGAACCTAACACAATATTTGTAAAGCAATTGCAAAGAAAACCTTAAATTACTAACTAATTTTGTGCGGAAACGCTAAAATATCACAGTAAAAGCAAGACACCTATGACTCTTCCCCAAAATGGCAAGAAATTGACAGAAACAGAGGAGAAAAGCATGAAAATTGCTTTAAAAGAGGCAGACATTCGTGCAATTCATCCCGAAAGAATGGAAGCACTTGCAGATTCTATGGTTCAAAGACTTAAAAACAGTGCAAATGTAGCACTCTGAACCACTAATTAAAATAAATAAGTAAAACAAATAACAAAACTTCACATGGACAGCATCGAGCAGCATATTGAGGTGGATAAAGAGATCCTTGACAATCCTCTAACTTCTCCTAACCAACGTCGTCACATTGAAGGTGAGCTACAT